GAAGATAGGAGGAATAATATAAAAATGAAAGGCACTAAAAAGTGCCCAGGAAACGAAATAGAAATGGTAGCTGGGTGTGACCCTTATGATCATGACACGACAACAGATGGTAGAAGGTCAGATGCCGCTTGTTATGTATATAAGAAGTTTACAATGATGGATGACTTTTCTAACGTTTTTGTTTGTGAATATATAGCTAGACCACCTAAGGCAGAAATGTTTTATGAAGATGTTCTTAAAACCTGTGTCTTTTATGGTTGCTCTATATTGGTAGAAAATAATAAAATAGGTATTATAAAGTATTTTGAAAGAAGGGGTTATTATGAGTATTTAATGGATAGACCAGAATCAACTCATACAGATAGTAGTAGAAAACAAAAAACAAAAGGAATACCATCAACAGGTGTTGCTGTATTAAATGCACAAACAGAAGCTATTGCCTCCTATGTGTATGATTATATAGGGATACTTGACATAGAAACAATGGAAATGGGTAAATGTTATTTTAATAGACTACTAGATGATTGGAGTCGATTTGAACCAGATAATAGAACAAAGTATGATGCTTCAGTAGCGTCTAGTTTAGCTTTACTTGGTGCCCAAAAACATGTTACAAAAAAGAAAGTTAAAAAAATAAGTATTAACTTTATAAAAAAATATAATAATTCAGGATTAATATCTAAGAGAGTATAGATGAAAACACAATTTGAAACTATAGGAGGGTACCCTACTATCTTTGTTAGTAACGAGGATAAAGCTAAAAATGAATACGGTCTTCAGTATTTTAAAAAAATGTATCACGATTGGAAGAACAACAGTCAAATGAATTACCAAGACAGAAAAAGAAGATTTGAAAAAATGAGATCTTATGCTGAGGGAACACAAAGTGTTGGTAAATACAAGGATTTATTAGATGTTCAAGGGGATAGTTCTTATATGAATATAGATTGGACTCCTGTTTCCATTATACCTAAGTTTGTTGATGTTGTTTGTGGTAGTATTATTAACCAAGAGCATACTGTAAAGGCAAACGCTATAGACCCTATATCAATAGATGTTAGAAGAAAAGATACTAGAAAAATGGTAGCTGACATGCTGTTAGGGCCAGTTAGATCTGCTATGACTCAAAAAACTGGAAGATCTTATGATAAACCTGGGTTTGTGGCTAAGGATTATGATGAAATAAAGATATTTATGTCTTTAAATTATAAACAAGCTCAAGAAATTGCTATAGAAAATGGAATTACTTTTGTTTTGCAACAAAATGATTTTGAGGAAATGAGAAGAAAGTTAATAAGGGATATGGTTGTTATCGGAACAGCCTCTATAAAAACTTATATAGACCCTTCTTATGGAGTAAAGATAAGATATGTTGATCCATCAAACTTAATAACATCTCACACAAATTACCCTGATTACAAAAACATACAGCACGCTGGTGAGGTTTACACTATATCTATAGCTGAATTAAAACAAATGGCTGGAGATCAATTTACTGAAGAGCAATATAAAGATATAGCAGAAAATTATGCAAAGAAAACAGAGGACACTGATTATATGAATAATGGTAGGTTTTCTGGAATAGGAGATTATAATCATGAGTACGATAAATTTTCCATAGAAATAATGGACGCTGAGTTTATATCTACTTATGATATGAAGTATGAAAAGAAACAAAATAATTATGGTGGATACGCTGTAAATAAAAGGGGTTATAATTATAAGGTTCCAAAAAAATCTAAAAATAAAAGAGAGGTTATAAGAAACAGCGTAAAAGTTGTTTATAGCGGTAAATATATTGTAGGAACAGATTTTATATTTGATTACGGTCTTGCTAAAAATATGTCCAGAAAAAAATCAAAACTATCTGAGGTTTCTTTATCTTATATGGTTTACACGCCAAACATTCATAAAATGCAGAACGTTTCTTTGGTTCAAAGAATGATTCCATTTGGAGATCAAATACAGTTAGCTCATTTAAAAATGCAACAAGTAATGGCTAAAGCTAGACCAAAAGGAGCTGCTTTTGAAGTAGGGTCTTTAGAAAATGTTTCTAAGGGAGATGGGGGAACTTTTACTCCACTTGAGCTTCAAGAAATATTTGACCAAACTGGTAATATATATTATAGAAGAATGGACGATGAGGGTATGCCATCAAACGCTGTTCCTATACAAGAGTTAGAAAATGGTATAGGTAGGGATATGATGCAATTAATTCAAATATATCAACATAATCTACAAATGGTTAGAGATGTAACTGGAGTTAATGAAGCTAGAGATGGAACAAAACCATCTAGTGAAGCCTTAGTTGGTGTTCAAAAAATGCAACTACTAGCCTCTAATAACGCTACTAGAAGTATTAATGATGGGTTTTTAAAAATATTTAAGAATTTATCTGAGTCTATATGCTTAAAGTTACAAGACATAGTAGAGTATGATAAAGCTATTGATGGTTATATATCAGCCATAGGTAGTTCTACTATAGAGACTATAAAAGTAAATAAAGATGTATCTGCTAGAGATTTTGGTATATTTATTGAAATAGCTCCTGATGAAGAGGAGAAAGCTAGGTTAGAGCAGAATATTCAGGTTTCTATAGCACAAAAAGAGCTTCGTATAGAAGACGCTATAATGATTAGAGATATAAAAAATGTTAAACTAGCTAATCAATTACTTATACTTAGAAGAAAGAAATATCAAGAAGAGCAAATTGGTATGCAAAAAGCTGCTTCACAGGCAAACGCTCAACAACAACAACAATCTGTAATGGCTGCTACACAAGCAAAACAACAAGAGCTACAAATGGAGGCTCAAATAGATATGCAGAAAATGCAAGCAGAAGCACAGATGCAAAATCAAAAAATGCAGTTAGAGTTTCAATTAAAGAATCAATTCGAAGAGGCTTCTCATAAAAGAAGAATGAATGAAATTCATTTAGCCAATCAAGCTAAAGTTGCTGCTGGTAAAATACAAGGTGATTCTAGAAAAGATACTATAGAAAAAAGTGCTCATTTTCAATCAAGAATGATAGAGCAAAGAAAGGGTAATCAACCTCCTATAGAGAATCCTGATGAAGAACTAGGTGTTTTGCCAGAAATGAAATAAAAATATATAAGTAAAACTTTGTTTTAATAAATAAAAGAATTACTTTTGCAAAAATATTGTTTAATTAAATTTAATTTATTATGAGTGACGAAATGGGAGAAATCATCGCAGAGCAATTAAGCGGTGACGTAGTATCTAATGATAATTCACAGTCTGCTGAGGTAGTTGATTTAACATCTCCAGCACCAGAACAACCAGTAGAGGCTACTCAAGAAGCTCCAAAACAAACACAACAGGAGGCACCTGTGCAAACAGAAAATCCTGTACAACAAGATAATGATCGTTCTTTAAATACTGAATCTAGCAATCAACCTGCACAAGAGTATCAAGAACCTACGGAATCTGAGGTAAATGAGGGCTTTGTGAATTACATGAACGAGAAGTTCGGCACAGAGTTTTCATCTGTTGATGATGCCAAAAACGCTCTCTCTCCAAAAGAACTTAATTTTGCTAACGAACAGATAGCACAAATGAATAAGTTTGTAAGTGAGACTGGGAGATCGGTTATTGATTATCTTCAAACTCAAGCGATTGACTACAATAAAATTCCTAATGAGGATGTAATGAAGGTTTATATGAAACAAAATAACCCTGATCTTACAAATGAGGAAGTTAATTTATTAATTAACTCTAAATATAAATTAGGAGATAAAGGTGGTAATGAAATTGAAAAGAAGCTTGGTCAGATTGAGCTTAAAAAAGATGTTGCTAACGCCAGAAAAGATCTTAAAAACATGCAAGAGCAATACAGAATGCCAGTAAAAAATGAAGGCATGAGTAATGAAGAAGCAAATGAAATAAGGGAAAATTGGATTAACAGCATGAAGACTGAAGTTAATGATGTAGAATCTCTATCTTTTGATATAAATGATAATGGGGAGGTTTTTGATTTTCAATTAAATGATGACCATAAAAGGTCATTGGTTGAATCAAACTCTAATCTTAATAATTTTTTCGATAGATATGTAGAAAAATCAGGCGACTGGAACTTTGATAAATTAAACATTGATATGTTTGTCTTGGATAACTTTCAAGATATTATAAGAAGTGTTGCGAGTCAATATAGATCCAAAGGCACCGAGCAGGTGGTAAGGGATATTAAAAATCCATCGTTTAACAACGAGCCTAGGAGCAATACATCAAGTAATAAGTCTATTCTTGAGCAGTTAGATGATCAGATACATGGAGGGAATGATTCATTATGGAATAGATAATAACAAATATTAATTTAAAATTTTTAAAAAATGGCAACAGTAAATATACCTGCTAGTATGTTAATAAAGCCTTCAGCAGTTCAAATTGCAACTAATGAGAACTATGTAAGTGCTTTAACAGCTACTTCAGGTCAATTCAGACAAAGAGATGTCTCTGAAAAACTTGTTAAGCGTTATGGCGAACAAGGTATTACGGGACTTATGGAGCTAATGGGATCAAAGGCTCCTTCTTCAAACACTACGTTTGAACACTACGAAGAAACTTTTGTTCACAATAGTGTAACGGGTCGATTCCCTGGGGCTTCTCCAGGAGCGGCTTCAATAACAATGGCTCTTCAAGCATCAGGAGGTTATTCCTCAAACTTTATTGGATCAGATGAATACACTCCAGTTAGACCTGGTGACATCTTAAGAGATAAAGATGGTGATATGTTTTATGTAACAGCAACTTCAATGCCTTCAGACTCTACTTATACAGTAACAATGTATTCAATAGCTTCTGGTGGTGCTGGATCTAAATCAACAGGAGTGGATTATGAGTTTGCAATCATTGGTAACGCTCACCCAGAAGGTGGTGTACAACCAGATGGCTTATCTCCATTAATTCACGAATACTCTAATAAGTGTATGATCTTAAAAGAATCTTTTGAGGTAACAGGTTCAGAGGCTACAAACATTGTATACGTAAAAGTTGACAATGAAAAAATGGGCTCAGGATATGTATGGTACTTAAAAGGTGAAGCTGATACATATAAGAGATTCTTAGATTATTCTGAGATCATGATGATGTTAGGTGAGGATATTGATAATACTACTTTAGAGGGTGTTAATACAACTTTTAAAAGCGGTACTGCACAAAGTAACGCAACACTTAGAGGAACTCAAGGTTTACTTCCTTGGATAGAGTCTAACGGACAGTCTATGGACTTAGGTTCTGCTTCTATCACAATGGCAGACTTTGACGCTATGATCAAATCATTAGATAAATATAGAGGTGCTAAAGAATACGCTATGTATTCAGGTATCAATCTATCTTTAGATATTGATGATTTATTAGCTGCTCAAGGTGCTTATGCTGCTGGTGGTGCTAACTATGGTGCTTTCCAAAATAATAAAAACATGGCGTTAAACTTAGGTTTCAACTCATTCACTAGAGGAGGGTATACATTTCATAAGAAAACTTATGATTTATTTAACCACCCTAGATTATTAGGAGCTTCTGGATTCAACTACAATGGATATGGTGTTTGTATTCCTATGGATACACAAAAAGACGCTAAGTCTGGTGATAGCATTCCATCGTTAAGAATACGATATAAAGCTGCTAATGGTTACTCTAGAGATATGGAGCACTGGTTAACTGGCTCTGCTGTTCTACAAAACAAAACTAACACTACTGATGTGCTACAATCGCACTACAGATGTGAAAGAGGTTTTGAGGGATTTGCGGCTAACCGTTACATGTTAATCAAAAAATCTTAATTATTAACCTTATAAACTTTATATAAAAATGGAAAAGTATTTATATTTTAGAAAAGACAGTACGTTGGCTAATGACGATGACCCAGCTAATGGTTCTGTTATGTACCCACTTAGTGCATTTCAAGGATTAGTTGTTGGTGATTCATCAACTGCTGGTGCTGTAACTGGTGCAAGTGGTAGATGCTCATTGTTTTTCAAACCAATGAAAAAAGCATTTGCTGCTGAAGGAGATGCTGGTGATGACCATTTAGATGTTGTGGTATTGGATTGTGGTGATTTTACTGCAAAAGATATCATGATGAGTCTTGCTGAGGCAGTTAACGAGCCTATATCAAGAGATAATGGTTTTATCGTTGTTTTTGACGCTGTAACTGGTAATTCTGTTGATAGTAATATTACAGGAATACATGCTGTAGATCAAATAGCAGCTGCTGATTAATTCTAATTACTAACTGTCTTGAAATGATATATAGGCAGGATAAAGAACACATTAAGGAGGGGGAGTTTCTCCTCCTCCAAGATGTTTTAATTTTAATTTAATTTAATTTTTAATACAATGACTACAAAGAAAACGAGAAAAGTAATAGAGGTAAAAGAAAATATTAACATACCTCCATACCAAGAAAAAAGTGTTGAGAGCACTATTGTGGCAGAAAAGCCAGTTAAAAAAACAAATACTCACGGAATAAAAAACCTAAATCAAGGTTTTAAGAAAAATTCTAAAGAAGCTACTACGTACAGATTAACAAAAGAAAGAAGAGATCGTAAAGGTCATCTTAAGTTTCCTATTGTTTATATGTTAAGAGCTGAAGATATTATATTTGATGAAGAAAAAGGTATAAATAGAAAAATAAGATATATACCTGGAGAGTCATCTATATTTGAAGATGAGCAAAAAGAAGATGCAAAAATAAAATCACCTATTACATTTAGTAATGGATTCTTAAGAGTTGATTATACAAATCCTACTTTAAAAAAGTTTTTGGATATGTGTAATGCTAACGCTAGTAACCCTAATAGGGTGAATACAACAGCTGCATCATTTAAACTTATGGATTACGCTAAACAGGCTCAAGAAAAGTTAGAGAAAAGTGTTAAGTCTATGGATGCTTTAAAGTTAGTTTTTGATCTTCCTTTAGATAAATTAATAGGTTATGCTCAGGTTTTGGGTGTAAAGGTTGATAAATCTACAGATGAGATTAGATATGATATGAAAGTTTTAGCTGAAAAGGATCCTGAAAAATTTATAACAGGACTTGATGACCCTAAGATCGAAATTAAACAAACTTTAATTAGAGCTAAAGATTATAACATTATAGATTGGGACACTCAAAAAGTTATGTGGATCCAAGGAGACACAAGGCCTGTAATAACAAATGTACCATTGGGAGTTAAGCCAGTGGACTTTTTAGCTGATAAATGTATGACCGATTCTGGTAGTTCTATTATGGATCAGATAAAGATACACTTATCTAAATACAATTAACATTACTTTACATCAAGAATAAGGGGGGTACAAGTTTGTTGCCTCCCTTTTTTTTTGCTATATTTGTTGAAAATGTTTAGATATGACGATTGATGAGTTATATAAGTTTATACAATTTATAGCAAATAAAGAGCAAAGAGGGTTTATAAAACCTTCTGAGTTTAATATGCTAGCTGAAAGAGCTCAAATTGATTTAATACACGATAGGGTTGCTAGATACAAAGGAAAAGATAAGCCTTCTGAAGTTTTAGAGCAAAGTCATTCTGTTTTAGATGATATAAGAACGGTGGTAACAAGAGCTAGATTAATTTTTAATAATATTGATATAACACCAGCTTTTGCTCCAGACCCTAACCCATACCCAGAATTTGATCCAACAAAAAGTGGTC